GGGTAGTTTCACTTTGTCGTTTACTAATGATTTATTAATAAATGGTATAAGTGCAGGAAAAGGTAATGGAAATATAACATCAAATACTTGTTTCGGACTTACAGCATTAAATGCAAATACAACAGGGGTGGGTAATACTGCAATTGGTCAAAATTCATTATTTAACAATACAACAGGGGTTGGTAATACTGCAATTGGAACAAGTTCATTATTTAGTAATACAACAGGACTTTTAAATACAGCAATTGGTCAAAATTCATTACCTAATAATACAACAGGTAGTTCTAATACAGCAATCGGTCAACTTTCAATGAACACAAATACTACCGGAAGTAGTAATACTGCAATTGGTCAGTCTTCACTTGCTAATAATACGACAGGCTCAGGCAGCGTTGCAATAGGTTCAAATTCATTAGCAGAGAACACAACGGGTAGTGCTAATACAGCGGTAGGTTATGGTTCATTGTCTTCAAACACGACAGGTAATTCTAATACAGCGGTAGGTTTTGGGTCATTGATTACAAATTTAATAGGAAATAATAATACAGCAATTGGAGACCTTTCTTTGCAAAATAACATAGCAGATGATAATACTGCAATTGGAACAAATGCACTTTTAACTAATACAGTAGGATTACAAAATACCGCAGTTGGAAAGGATTCTATGAATCTTAACATAAACGGTTTTAATAATACAGCAGTAGGCTTTAGGTCTATGGCTACTAATGAAGCAGCAGATTATTGCACAGCTATTGGAAATCGTTCTTTACAATCTAATACTTTTGGAGATAATAATACCGCAGTTGGTAATAATTCTTTAGAATCTAATACTGTAGGAAATGATAATACCGCGGTTGGAGATTTTGCATCAGGAAGTAATATATCAGGAAGTGGCAATACATCGCTTGGAGCATACGCATCTTTTTCATCTACAACAGCTTCTTTTAATGTTGCAATTGGAACAAGTTCATTATTTAGTAATGTATCAGGAACTCAAAACACAGCAGTTGGTTATGAGGCTTTGTATTTTAATACAGCAAACAACAACACTGCACTTGGTCGTGAAGCATTGAGAGCCAATACTATAGGGTTTCAAAATACAGCAGTTGGAAGAAGTGCTTTACTTACTGCTACAACAGCAAGTTACAATACAGCTGTTGGGTATAACTCAATGTCAGTTAGTACGACAGGAATCAACAATACTGCTATTGGTAATGGGTCATTGCCTGCAAACACAACGGGAGCAAATAATGTTGCAATTGGATTTAATGCATTAGGAGCAAATACTACCGGAAGTGGAAACGTTGCAATTGGACAAGGAACAGCTACTTTGGGTATAAATAATACTAACTCCATAATAATAGGTACAGGAGCAGTAGGCGCAGGAAGTAACACTGTTGTATTGGGTAGCACAGCTATAGTAAAAACACTTCTTAGAGGAACTGTTAATATGGCTAACCTTCCTACGTCAGCAACAGGATTAGTGGCAGGAGATTTGTGGAGAAATGGAACAGTAGTAAATATAATTTAAACAAATATAAAAAAATGGAAGAGTTAACACAAGAACAAGTACAGTCAAGTATAGCTGCTGCTTATGATTCAGTAAGTTTAATTAATGAATTACAAGCACAAGAAGTTATTACAGAAGAAGAAGTAGATACTTTGAGTAGAAATAAAGAGCATATATCAATAATGCTTGGAAAAGATTGGTTTGTTGGAGGACTGACAGCCGCTCAAAAAACAGAATTGGAAAGCATAGTATAATAAAAATTAAATTAAATTAAATTAAATCAAATCAAATGTCAAAACAAAAATTAAAAGTTAGTGAACTGTTAAGTTTAAATTCAGTTCTTAGTAAATGTGAAAACCACAAAGACTTAAAAAGTTTTCACACTACAATATCAGTAATTAGATTAAGTAAATCTATAGAAAGTGTTGTAAAGAAACATTTTTCAATTCAAGACGAATTATTATCTAAATTAGAAGTAGATAAAAAAGAAGTCGATGGTAAAGATGTTTTCGATTGGAATGACAAGCCGGAAGAAGTAAAAGAAAAAATCAATTCTGCATTAACTGAGTTGTCAGATGTTGAATATCAAGTTGAATATTTAAACAAAATTGATGAAGAAGATTTTGTGATTTTAACCCGTGGCTTGAATTATAATGAATTGTCGTTTTTATACGAGTACTTAGTCAAAAAAGAATCTTAATGGATATTCGTAAAATATCCATTGGACCTGACTACAAAAGTGGTGCTATGCATTACATTGTTGGTCAGTCCATTCTTGGAGATTCAAATACAATTCATCTTATCAGAAGACAACCTGAAACAGGAAGCATATTAATATATATTATTAATGTGAAGGAAGAAGTTGTTCTTTGGAAAGAATTTACTGCTACTATACCAATTTCAATCGAATTTAATATAAACTTTTAATGAAATCTCCATTCTATTTCATAGTAAGGCCTATGAATGGAAAGCGATACGATAACACAAAAAAAATAGGAGGAATTGATTTTATCGTCAGTACTTCAGAAGAGGACCATAAGTTCTCTAACAGATATGCAGAAGTTATCGAGCTTCCCGTAGGCTATACCGGTCCTATATCAATAGGAGACACACTTCTCGTTCATCACAATGCTTTTAAGTATTATAATGATATGAGAGGTCGTCAAAAAAGCGGCAAAAGTTTTTTTAAAGATGATTTATTCTTTATAGAAACAGACCAATTCTTTATGTATAAAAAAGATTCTACTTGGAATGCTTATGATAAGTATTGCTTTGTTAGACCAATCTCTGCTGTAGATTATTACATAAAAAAATTCATAAAAGAAGAGCCGTTAATGGGTCAGATGGTTTATCCAAATGAGTACCTTTTAAGTAAAGGCATAAAAGAAGGCGATTATATTTGTTTTTCTCCCGATAGTGAATACGAATTTACTGTTGATGGAGAGAAGTTATATCGTATGTATGACCATCAAATAACCATAAAGCTATGATAAACATTATAGATGATTTCTTGGATGAAGATATTTATAATTCTATTTATAATGGATTAGCAAGTAATCAGTTTCAAGAAGTTGAGGTTGGAGATAAAAAGTTTTGGGTTCAATATAGTAGCGTAGAATTTGATAATTTTATTATTGAAAAATTAAGCGATATAGATAAAACCAAAAGGGAATGTTTATTAGGATTTTTTAGAGTAGCAACTGAAGAGTTCGATACTGATTGGAGAATCCACGCAGACTCAAAAGTAGGCGATATTAGACCCGAAAGAGCACTTGTGTTATATATATCTCCATCTACAAAAGAAGGGTTGCACGGGACCGCTTTTTGGAGGCATAAAGATGTAGGTTATGAGATGTCTTTAGATACCTCTGATGAAGAAACTAATAGATTTCTTTCAGAGGAGGCAAACAATTTAGATAATTGGGATTTACATTCTGTAGTAGGATATAGACCCAATCGTGCACTTATGTATCCTTCTAATTACTTTCATAGTAAATATCCAAACACAGGTTGGAAAGAGGGGCGAATGGTATATGTAATGTTTTATAGATAATTGTATGACAGCTAAAGAAACGAAATTAAAAATTATTGCTGCCGGACATAAAGCAGTATTAGAGCTCATAAAAGTAGCTGAAGAGTCAATCTTAAATCCTGATATGGAAGGAGATGACTTAGCTGCTGATAAGTTAAAAAATGCAGCGGCTACAAAAAAATTAGCTATATTTGATGCATTTGAGATTCTTAGCAGAATAGAATCTGAAAAAGAAAGCATTGAGATGTCTGAAAAAGGAGGAACTAAAACTGATACAAAACAAGGGTTTGCAGAAAGAAGGTCTAAATAGCTTATATACGGTAGTCAAAGACTATATACCCAAAAATGCCATTACAAAAAAGAATGGTAACAAGTCTTGGGTGTATGGATATAATGACCAATACGATGTTGTTATAATATCTAAAACAGGACAGATAGGGGATATTATAAATATAACAGGTCTTTATATTGCACTTCCTCCAACTCCAAAGGATTGCATAAAAAGAAGTACTACAAAATCTGAACAACATTGGGAAAGAGAGTCACTACCTAAGCAACTTTCAAGAATACAATCAATATTCCAATGGAATGAAATGCCATCTGAATTTAAAAACAAATGGGTTGATTATATTGAGAATGAATTTGATTGCAGAGAGAATGGGGTGTGGTTTATGAATAATGGGGTTTCTACATACATAACAGGTTCTCACTATATGTATCTTCAGTGGGCAAGTATTGATATTGGGTATCCTGATTTTAGAGAAGCAAATAGAATATTTTGGATTTTTTGGGAGGCTTGTAGGGCTGACAAAAGAAGTTTCGGTATGATGTACTTAAAGATTAGACGTTCAGGATTTTCTTTTATGTCTTCATCTGAATGTGTAAACGTAGGAACTCTTGCGCGTGATGCGAGAGTCGGTATCCTATCAAAAACGGGAGCTGATGCTAAGAAAATGTTTACTGATAAAGTAGTTCCGATTAATAGCAGACTTCCATTTTTCTTCAAACCTATTATGGATGGTATGGATAAGCCAAAAACTGAATTGTCTTTTCGTGTACCGGCATCTAAGATTACAAAGAAAAATATGTATGACACCGAAAATGAAGTCATAGAAGGATTAGATACATCAATAGATTGGAAAAACACAGATGACAACTCTTATGATGGGGAAAAATTACTGTTATTAGCTCACGATGAAAGTGCTAAATGGACTAAACCTCAAAATATAAAAGAGAATTGGCGAGTAACTAAAACTTGTTTAAGATTAGGCTCTAAGATTATCGGCAAATGTATGATGGGGTCAACCTCAAATGCATTGTCAAAAGGGGGTCAGAATTATAAAGATATGTTTGAAGACTCAGTGGTTACAACTCGTAACGCTAATGGTCAAACAAAAAGTGGACTGTATGGCTTGTTTATTCCTATGGAATGGAATATGGAAGGCTTTATAGATGTATATGGTATGCCTGTATTTAGGACTCCTGAAGTTCCAATTACAGGAGTTGATGGAGGAATAATTAGTATGGGTGCTATTGACTATTGGGAGAATGAAGTTGATTCACTTAAAAATGACGCTGATGCATTAAATGAGTTTTACAGACAGTTTCCAAGAACAGAATCTCACGCATTTAGAGATGAGAGTAAGCAGTCTTTGTTTAATCTTACAAAAATATACCAACAGATTGACTACAATGATAGTTTGATAAAGGAACATTATCTTACTCGTGGTTCTTTGCATTGGAGAGATGGTATTAAAGATACCAAGGTTGTTTTTACTCCTGACTCAAGAGGTAGATTTTTAACTAGTTGGACTCCTGCAAAACATTTACAAAACAATATACATACAAAAAATGGGATGAAATATCCCGGAAATGAACACATTGGGTCCTTTGGTTGCGACTCTTACGATATATCCGCAGTAGTGGGGGGAAGGGGGTCTAACGGTTCTCTTCACGGACTTACTAAATTTAATATGGATGATGCTCCTTCAAATGAATTTTTTTTAGAATACATAGCAAGACCTCAGACTGCTGAGATATTTTTTGAGGAAGTTTTAATGGCCTGTGTGTTTTATGGTATGCCAATTTTGATAGAGAACAATAAACCTCGATTACTTTATCATTTTAAAAATAGAGGTTATAGGAACTATTGTTTAAATAGGCCTGATAAACAATACAATAAATTATCAAAAACTGAACGTGAGCTTGGAGGAATACCCAACTCATCAGAAGATGTAAAACAATCTCACGCGTCTGCAATTGAATCTTACATAGAAAAGTATGTTGGGATAGATTTTTCAGGAGCTTATAGAGATGGAGGAGATATAGGCACTATGCCTTTTACAAGAACATTAGAGGATTGGTCAAAGTTTGATATAAACGACAGGACTAAATTTGATGCATCTATAAGTTCAGGGTTAGCTATTATGGCTAACCAAAAGCATTTATATATGCCTGAGAAAAAAGATTCAAAAATAAGTATTAACTTCGCAAGGTATTCTAATGATGGTTCAACAAGTCAATTAATCAAATGAAAAACGTAACAATAGATATTACATCGTCAGCCTTTCCAAGTCAGTTAGCTACTGATAAGGAAAAAGCATCCCAACAATTTGGATTACAAGTTGGTCAAGCTATTCAATATGAATGGTTCAGAAAGGATGGAAATAATTGTAGATATTATGGTCAATGGAGAGAATTTCATAGGCTAAGGCTATATGCAAGAGGGGAGCAGTCGATTTCAAAGTATAAGAATGAATTAGCTATTGATGGAGATTTATCTTATTTGAACTTGGATTGGACACCTGTTCCTATTATTCCTAAGTTTGTTGATATTGTTGTTAATGGGATGTCCGATAGATTGTTTAAGGTAAAGGTATACGCACAAGACGCTATGTCTCAATCCAAAAGAAGTAAGTATCAGGATATGATTGAAGGGCAAATGATTGCTAAACCTGTTTTAAATCAAATAAAAGAAAGCACAGGTTTTGATGCATTTACAATGGACCCTGAAAAACTTCCTGAATCAGATGAAGAACTTTCTTTGTTTATGCAACTTAATTATAAACCCGCAATTGAGATTGCAGAAGAAGAAGCTATTAACACCATATTTGATGAGAATCATTATAACGACATTCGTTGGAGATTAGATTACGATGCTACAGTACTTGGTATATCTATTGCTAAACACGAATTTCTTCAAGGAACAGGAGTTAAAATATCTTATGTTGACCCTGCAAATGTTGTTTATAGCTATACTGAAGACCCTCACTTTAAAGATTGTTTTTATTGGGGAGAAATTAAAACTCTTCCAATTAGTGAGTTAATGAAAATTGACCAAAGCCTTACTAAAGAAGACTTACAGGAAATTACTCAATATAGTCAAAGTTGGTATGATTATTTTAATGTGGCTCAATTCTACGAAAATAGTGTATTTTCAAGAGATACTTGTACATTGATGTACTTTAATTATAAAACTACAAAGAAAATAGTTTTTAAGAAAAAAATTCTTGAGAATGGCGGTTCACGAGTTATTCCTAAAGATGATACTTTCAATCCTCCGGCACAAATGATGGAAGAAGGTAATTTTGAGAAAATAGAAAAAACTATTGACGTATGGTATGAAGGTATTATGGTAATGGGAACTAATATTCTTTTACAATGGAAAATGTCTGAGAATATGGTACGGCCAAAGTCTGCTTCTCAACACGCATTGCCAAATTATGTAGCTTGTGCCCCAAGAATGTATAAAGGAGCTATAGAGTCTTTAGTTCGTAGAATGATACCGTTTGCAGACCTTATTCAAATTACACATTTAAAATTACAACAAGTAATTAATCGAGTTGTTCCTGATGGTGTATTTATTGATGCTGATGGACTTAATGAAGTTGATTTAGGAAGTGGCGCTGCTTACAACCCGGAAGACGCTCTAAGACTTTATTTCCAAACAGGTTCGGTAATTGGTAGAAGTTTTACTCAAGATGGAGATTTTAATAATGCTAAAGTTCCTATTACTCAATTAAGCTCTAACACAGGTGTAGGTAAAACTCAAATGCTTATCACTAATTATAATCACTATATGGATATGATTAGAACTGTAACCGGGCTTAACGAAGCACGAGATGGTTCTACTCCTGACCCTAATTCTTTAGTAGGATTACAGAAGTTAGCAGCTTTAAACTCAAATACAGCAACTCGACATATACTTGATGGAGGTTTATATATATATCGCTCAATGGCAGAGGCATTAACTTATAGAATTGGAGATATATTAGAATACTCTGACTTTAAAGATGAGTTTATTAATCAAATTGGCAGGTACAATGTGTCTATTTTAGGAGATATAGCAGACCTTTATATTTACGACTTTGGTATATTTATTGAAGTTGCGCCTGATGAAGAGCAGAGAGCACAACTTGAAGCTAATGTTCAAATGGCTTTACAAAAAGGAGATATTAATCTTGAAGATGCTATTGATATTCGTGAGATTAAAAATCTTAAACTTGCTAATCAATTATTGAAAATGAAACGAATTAAGAAGCAAGAGCGTGAAGACCAACTGAAAATGCAACAACAAGCTATGCAGGCTCAACAGCAATTGAAGTCTCAAGAAATGGCAGGTCAAATGGCTATGCAAAAAATGCAGACAGAAGTTCAAACTAAAAGTCAGTTGATGCAGATGGAAACTGAATTAACTATTAGAAAAATTCAAGTAGAAGCTGAACTAAAATCTCACTTAATGGCAGAAGAGTTTATGTATAATCAAAAACTTCACGGTATGGAAATGGAGACGTTAGGCGGTCGTGAACAGGCTCGTGAAGATGCTAAAGCTAAGCGGATTAGTCAACAAAATACAGAGCAATCTAAATTAATAGACCAACGTAAAAACAATCTTCCTCCATTGAATTTTGAATCAAATGAAGATAGTTTAGATGGCTTTGATTTGGCTGAATTTGAGCCTCGTTAAAATATTAAAAAAAATTGTATAGCTTTGTAAAAAATTAAATCAAATCAAATGGAAATTAAAGTAAGATTATTAGATGGTACAGAAGAGAAAGGAACTGCTCAAGTAGAACAAGAGTTACTTGAAAAACACGAGCAACAATTTCAAAATGTAAATATACCGGGTCAGCAGCAAGAGCAAGAGCAACAGCAAGAGCAACAGCAGGAGCAAGAGCAAGAGCAACAGCAAGAGCAAGAGGTTGAATTAAATGAAGAGCAAGTTCTTTCATATATTGGAAAAAGATACAATAAGCAGATTAATTCATTAGATGAATTGACATCTCAAAGGCAAGAAGCTGAGGCTTTACCTGAAGATGTTGCCGCTTATATGAAATACAAAAAAGAAACAGGAAGAGGATTTGAGGATTTTTTAAGTCTTAAAAAAGATTTTGACTCAATGGACTCGGAAAGTTTACTTGAACAATATTTATCAGCAACTCAAGAAGGACTTGATGCTGATGATATTGACTCTTTAATGGATGATTATCGTTATGACGAAGACATTGATGATGAATCACACATAAAAAGAGTTAAGATTGCAACAAAAAAGGCAG